GTGTATTGAAGTAGGGCAGGAGCTTTTTAAAGTCAAAATGTTTGATGACCTTACAGAAGAAGACCTTATGAACATTATGGGGACCTATCTTGAAAATTTTTTGATTGCCTCCTGGATGAAAAAGATTACTTAAACCTTTTAAAAATCTTTACAGATTTAATGCATTTCTATCAAGGGGGGCTATCTTGGGAAACCTTGCATAGTATGCCTCTTCCTTTAATTGGCGATTTAGTAGATAATGCTAATAGGATCAGTGCCAATATCGAAAAAGCGTCAAAGAGGTAATCATGGCTTTTAATGTTTCATTTATAATTCGGTTACAAGATAAATTTTCTAAATCATCAAAGAAGGTTGCCGCTTCCGCTGAACGCATGAAGACCAGAGTCTTGGCGGCAGGTGGTGCTACAGGTAAATTATCTGACAAACTTAAAGAAAATAAAAAGAAATTAGATAGTGTGCGAGCTGGATTTATTGCGTTAGCTGCTGCCCTTGCTATTGTAGTGTTTCCTATTCGAGAGGCCATTCGTTTTGAAGAAGCTATGGCTGAGGTACGTAAAGTTGTAGATTTTCCCGAGCCTGACGGTCTGAAAAAAATGGGAAGAACAGTGCGGAATTTATCAAGGGATATTCCACTTTTACCAAGAGAGATTGCTAAAATTGTGGCCGCTGGTGGGCAATTAGGAATACCCACAGAAAATCTTGCAGAATTCGCAGAGTTAATATCCAAGGTGGCCGTGGCACTGGATGTTGTTCCTGAAGTTGCGGGTACGGCTTTTGCCAGATTGCAGACTGTGTTTAAAATTACACAATCAGAAACTGTTGCTTTGGCGGATGCTATCAATGAACTTTCTAACAATGCCGCTGTATCAGGTGATGAATTGATTCGCGCTTTGGCAAATAAATCTGCTGCTGCTGGTAAAGCAATGGGATTAACGGCAAATGAAACTGTCGCTCTGGCCGGCACGTTTATTTCTTTGGGCGTTAGGGCGGATAGAACGGGGTCTATTATTGATAGTATGGCTAGGCGCATCGGTGATTCTGCTACATTATCCAAGGCATTAGGAGATGAGACAGGGAAGCTAGGGAAAAAAATACAGCTAGCTATTCAAGAACGGGGCGCGCCTGCATTGTTAGAATTTCTTGAAAAATTTCAAAAAATCCCTGCTGCTGAAAGAACAGAAGTTTTAACCGAAGTTTTTGGTGAATTTGGTATCCGATTGGGAGCTGTGGTTGGTAATCTGGATGTGCTCAGAAAACAATTGAATATCACAACCAATGCCACGCGATTCGCCGGTTCTGTTAATAAAGAATTTGCAAATCGTATGGACACTACGGGTGCTAAATTAAAATTATTAAGAAACCGTTTTTTAGATTTAAGTATTACAATTGGCGCAACTCAACTCCCATTAGTTAATTTTATTGCCGCGGGACTCGGCGGACTTATTTTTGGATTAAGTACATTAGCTGAAAATTTTCCTGTTGTAACAACACTAATAGTAGGATTTGGTGCGGCTCTTGTTGCGCTTGGTATTGGAGGATTGATATTTAAAGGTGTTGGAGCAGGAATAGCATTAACTCTCGCTAAATTTGGACCGAAATTTGCCGCTGCCGCCTTAGCTATATTGAAATTATCGCCCAAATTAGCGACTAGAATTGCCGTATTAGGGCCAGCTATTGCAACAGGAATAGTTAAAGGTCTTGTTAAGAAATTGTTTTTATTGGCCTTGGCTCCAGATATTGCGAAAGTAGCTTTTAAAATAGGGAACTTCCTTGGTGAAAAAATATTAGGACCATTGCTTGCTAAAATATCTGAGGTCTTTCCTAAGTTTGGAAAGTTTATAAAAGGTTTGGGTAATATAATTAGACAAGATTTGCTTGCACCCCTTAAGGCGGTTAAAGCCCTTTTTGATGAAGGTTTCATTAAAGGGGTGAAGCAATTGATATTCGGTGTGAAAACTCCAGATTTTGGAACAGAAAAATTACGCAGACTACAATCTGTTAGACAAAAGGCTATTGTAGCAGCTGAAGAACAAGCACCGGCAGGATTACAGGGAGCAGGACGAGAGCAATTTATTCAAGCATTTGTTGCCGCAGAGGTTAAGCGGGAGGCAAGAATAGATATTAATGTGAATGATCCAAATAATACATTAAAATCAGTTATTGTGAGTGGAGATGCGGTGCAAGAAGTGGGAATGAATAATGCGGTGACATCACAATGAGTATTTTAAACCAAACACAAGCAGCCAGCTATAAAAAAGCCGCGTTCTTAATGCGGGACGGGCGCACAGAGGGCGGACGCAAGACTGTAACTCATGAATTTCCAAATCGTGACACCAGAGAAGTAGAGGATCTAGGATTAAGACAGAAAAGATTTTCGATTACTGGTATTATTCATAACGATAAATGCACACCAGAGGAACCGGGACAGTATTTTAAAAATCGTAATACTTTGATTGAAGCACTGGAATCAGAAGGACCGGGACAATTAGTGCATCCGTTTTTAGGCACATTAAATGTTTCTCTTATTAATTATACCTTAATAGAAAACTTTACAGACTTAGGGCGAGCCGTATTCACAATGAACTTTGAGGTTCAGCAGGAAGCTCTAGGGCTTACACCTAGTGATGCTCCTGGGTCAAAAGCCGCCGCATCTGTTAAATCTGGCACAGACATACAGGATATATTAATAGATAATATAGCCAACAACTTTGAGATAGGGAAGTTTTTCTCCCTTAATTTTACTGATTCTGAAAGCATTATCATAGAAGTATTAAATGTATTTGAGCGCAATATAAACATCTTGAACACCGCCCCCAGTCAGTTAAATAACTTTAATTTAACGCTTAGTGATTTTCGGAACAATTTGAGACGCTCGATTAATAGCCCCTCTGTATTAGCAGGACGTTTTGATGATCTGTTCAATGAGAATGCTATTTTGGGAAAAACCCCAGAAGACCAGATTCGTATATCCGATAGACTGTTTAATTTTAATTCACAATTTGCTGATGTGCCCACTACGACTGTACAAAGATTACAGCGACAAAATAATAGAGATATCGTTCAAACAGCGGTTAAAACCAATGCTTTAAAAGATGAGTATATTGAATCACAAAATATTGTATATGTTACCGATGTACAGATTGATACAAGACAGGCTGTGCTTGAGGGTAAGTTTGATGAACTATCGGAAATATTTGAAACAAAACCCCTTGCCTTACCAGATGATCTATTTGCTGAATTACAAGTACTTCGTAATCTAACACGTGAGTTCTTTGATGATCAACGTGTACAAGCTTTCCGTATTACAACATTTTCCACACCAGATGTTCCTGCGACTGTTTTGAGTCACCGTCTTTATGGTTCGACAGAAAATACGCAAGCTCTTGTGGATCTGAATGAATCTATTAACCCCACCTTTTTAGGAGGTGATTTAAAAGTTTTAGGCGCATGATAGAAATTGAATTTGATGGACAAAGATTTACAGGATTTACTGAAGCTAAAGTTTCGCGCTCGGTTGAGGCTGTGGCAGGCACGTTTTCTATAACAATTAATGGCATTAAAGAAGCTCGCCCATTTAAACGTGGTGGCGCTGTAAAAATCTTTGTAGATAATGAATTATTTCTAACTGGATTCATTGAGCGAACAACAGCTATATATAATACAAATGGTCATATAACGAAAATCTCAGGACGATCTAAAACTGCTGATTTAATTGATTCTCATGTTAATGGTGAGATAGAATTAGACCCTGATGCAGAAGGTGGTTTCACATTAACTCAATTGGCCGATAAAGTTATTAAGAATCTTAATCTTGATATAAAAATAATTGATAGTCTGGTTAAAGATTTAAAACCCTTTAACGGTGATAGTCCTTTCTCTGGTGAAGTGGCCGAAAAGGGATTTGATATACTTGAGCGATATGCTCGCAAAAGACAGGTGTTTTTAACAACCAATGGTGCTGGTGATCTAATATTTGTGCGTGGCGATCAAGGCAAACAAGATATTGACCTCATTCATAGAGTTCCACCAAATGACATACAGTTTAATAATATTTTAGATGGTGAAATAACTATAGATGATTCAGAAAGATTTAATAAATATGTATTTCATAGCCAAGGTAATCCTACGCAAGCATCTAAAAGTAATTATTTTACAGATAATAAAAATATGGTGGAGCGCAATAATCAAGAAATTAAACCACAAGATCCTGATATAAGGCCAAGTAGAGTTCTACAATTACAGGCAGAAAATTCTACAGATATTGCTGAATTAATAGATCGCGCACAATGGGAGGCAGATATTAGAAAAAGCCGCTCTCTTGTATATACATATCGGGTCACAGGACATTCGGGTGGTGTGGGCATTTATAAACCAAACAAGATTGTTCGCGTAATCGATGATTATGGTTTTGAGAATGATACCGAATTATTAATAAAAGATGTGATATTTGAAGTGAGCAATAGCGGTGGAAACACAACAAAACTTAATCTTGTTAGAAAAAATGCTTTCACTTTAACTGTCCAAGAACCACAAAAAGAAGAACAGGCAAATCAAACTACTTCTCAATATTTTTAGGTACCCAAACAATGAGTATGTTTAATAAAATAGTTAGCATGATCAAGATAGCACTCAGCACGAAAGTTATGGAAGATACCAAAAAGTTTCCATTTCTTCAAGCACAATTCATGACGAAGGTTAATGATATATGGCTCGTAACCCCATATGGATATTACTCGTCCCCGCCTGAGGGCAGTATAGGTTTAGTATTCAATATACAAGCACAAGAACAAAACAGGGCAGGTATCTTTAACGACTATGATCGTCGTAATAAAAATCTAGAAGAGGGCGAGTTAGAGCTGTTTAATACTTTAACTAAGACCAGAATTACTTTAAAAGCCAATGGTGATCTGGATATTCTTGTATCTGGTAATGAGACTGTCACTGTTGAGGGAGGTCTGGTAACATATAACGTGGACTTGTTTCGCATCAACGGGGATCTTGATGTAACGGGTGATATAAGGCCCAAAGATTCCAGTAATAATGATATACGGGATATATTTGATGCACACGTTCACCCGGAGAATGATAATGGTGGCCCAACTGATGCACCGACAACCAACCAGTAAGATCGTAAAATGATAGATATTGATGTACAAAACATAGGGAACGATCTTTTTGATATTAGTATCAATCCTGATACTGGTGACCTTCAAACCGTTGAGGGTTTTGATACCGCTTTAAAAATGTCATTGTTTGAGGAGCGCAGGGCGGATAGGACAGAGGTGGTGCCGGCTGAGAATAGACGCGGGTGGTGGGGTAATGAGTTATTTGATCAGGTTGCGTTTGAGATCGGATCCAAGTTATGGTTAATTGACCAGACACGGTTGACGCAGGAGACGCTTAATAAAGCTATCGATTATGTTCAACAGGCCCTAATTTGGCTTGTGGAAGATTTACATTTGAACGAAGTCCGAGTATCTGGAGTCTTGAAGCCCGAGACAATCATCCTTACAATAGATTTATTGAGGGATGGATCGCGTACTGATTCGTTTAGTTTCGACATTTGGTCTGCAACAGGAACATCATTGGATTAAAATTTATGAAGCTGCAAGATAGTAAAATAATCGGAAATGAAATTATAAAAAATCGCCAGTGGTTATATTTAGAATGCAAGTGCGGACAGGAATATAAAAGAAGATACGATTCAGTAACAGAACAAGCTCTATGCTGTTCGTGCGCCTCTGTAAAACGGGCTACCACACATAATAAAACTGGCTCAAAAATCTATGCAATATGGAATTCTATGATTCAAAGGTGTAATAATTCTAAACAGGCACCTTATAAAGATTATGGTGGGCGAGGTATTAAAATTTGCAAACGATGGCATACATTTAAAAATTTCTATGATGATATGGGTAATCCACCAAAAGGAACAAGCTTAGATCGTATAAATAATAATAAAGGTTATTATCCTGAAAATTGCAGGTGGGCGACTCTTACAGAACAAAATAATAATAAAAGAAACACAGTGTTTGTTAAATATAAAGGAAAAATTACGCCTATCAGTATCTTAGCAAGACAATATAACATCAATACTAATGTTCTGAATTCTAGAATATTCCGATATAAATGGTCTATAGAAGAAGCACTAACAACTCCTGTAGGGTCACGTAAAATAAATAAAAAGGCAGCTTAACCATGTCAATCCAATTCCCAGCCAACCGCAGAGAAGTATCGGACAGAATAAAAACGGATGTACAGACCAGGTTGCCCGAGAGCAATCCTTTTTTAGCAAACAGCTTTTTAGACTCCATGATAAAAGGATTCGCGGGACGCACCTTCGACCTTTTTGAAAACTTAAAGATTCTAATCCGTGAGATATTCCCAGACACAGCAACTGGTGAGTTCCTCGAAAGATGGGGTGAGTTGAAAGGGGTCACCCGAAACCCCGCCACTAAAGCCAATGGATTTATCAACGTTACCGGTGTCGCCGGCAGCAATATACCAACCGGAACATTATTCCAGTCCTCTGATGGCAACCAATACGAATCACAGGATGCGGCCACTATTAACAACGCTGCTATTGCGGCCTCGTCTGTAACACAGGTTGCAAGCCTGGTTACATTTAAAACTATTACAAACCATAATTATGCCACCGGCATAGAGGTTATAATTACAGGTGTCGTAGAACCGGAATATAACGGGACCTTTACGATAACGGTCAACGATTTAGATACGTTTACCTATCAAATTGTAGGGAATCCATCTTCACCGGCGACCGGGACAATCAATTCTAACACCACTATTGCTAATGTAGACGTGCGTTCTGATGAGTTTGGACAGGATCAAAACCTTGATTCAGGTGCACAGTTAACCCTCGGCACACCAATAGCCGGCGTCGACGGTATAGCACTGGTTCAATTCTCAGAAGTGTCCGGTGGTACCGATACAGAGGACGATGTTAATTTACGTGAACGGACATTAGATGTTTACCAACAACCTCCCACACCGTTTAACGTTGATCGTATACGTCAGAAGGCGCGCGAGGTACCGGGCGTAACCCGTGTATTCATAACCGAGGCTAACGACCCTATAGCCACAGGATTAACGCCCTCTGGCATTACCCAGTCGGATTTTCTGGCGATTGTGGATTTTGGTGCAACTAAACATAATATAGAGGACACCTTCGCTATAACAGTAACCGGTGCTGTAGAGCCTGAATTTAACGTTACACAACAACGGGTTATAAAAATAGATGATTTTAAACTGGCTTATCCCGTATTAATTGATACAAATACCACGGCGTCCGGCACCATCCTTGTAACGCTCACAGTGCCCCCAGGAGTGGTTCTAATACATTTTACCCGTGATGATGACGAGAGTATCATTCCCTCTGCTCAGGAGGCCACAGATGTCAAAGATAAGCTGCTAGAGATTACTCCAGCCCATACTGATGACAGAGATGTGATTGTACGGCCGCCTGTTGCTGTTACGGTTGACTTCACTTTCACGTTATTGGAGCCGGACAGTAATACCATGAGGGATGCTATAACGTCCAACCTGCAGGCGTTATTTGCTGACGAGACAGAAGTGGGTAAGGACTTAAAAGACTTTGAATACGAGTCTGTGATATTTCAAACGGTTAATCCTGATACGTTCGAGGCTGTGTCCAACTTTACGCTATCAACTCCATCCGGTGATGTAACAATTCTTGAAGGAGAGCTTCCTGTATTGGGAGCTATTAACTTTTAATGGCAGATAAGTTATTCGGTCCACATACTGAGGAAGAACAAGGCCAGTCATTAGCTAACTATTTACCTAATGGCCGTATCTTTGCTGCCAAAAATCAAGAGGGGACGACCTTAAAGAACTTGATTTTAGGACTTGGTATTGAGCTGTTCAGGGCAGAGGGTAAACAAAATGAAATTATATGTGAGCATTTTCCGGAGGATACAGAGTTACTGTTATCTGAATGGGAGTCCGCTTTGGGTATTCCGGATGAATGTATACCCATAGCTGAAACCAGCTCTGAGCGTCGGGATAATATTGTCACAAAGCTGACCGCATTGGGGGTCGCCACTAAAGAAGGTTTTGAGGCATTAGCTACCGAACTTGGTTTTAGCGTACGGGTTGACGGTGGCGGTCGCTGGGGTGTATTCCCGATGGAGTTTCCTGCGATCTTGTTTAACAATCCTTCCGATGCCCGCTTTACAATGGTCGTAGATTTTCTGGTTCCAATAGATTTAAATGTTTTCGATTATACTTTCCCTATGGTATTCGGAGACAACGACATAAATAATGTTATAATATGCCTGTTTGAACGCTTGAAGCCTGCCAATACTGACATTATTTTTAGATTCAACCTGGATGAAGTAGGTGGTTTAGGTGGTTCGTGGCTAGAGAATAGTAACTTGTGGGAAAACGAGACAACTAATTGGGAGAACGCATAGATGGCATTACCTGGAAAACAAATTAATCTGACGTTCCGTAGCCTGTTACGCATCCCAGATGATACAAATGGAGTTACGGCCTCCTTGCAAGGCGTAGAGGACGGAGAAGGCACCCCGACTCCTTTAGAGATATCACAAACCCAAGTGAATATTACGGGCGGATTTAGCATTGAAGGTGTAGATGTTAATGCTGCCGGTGCCGGCGACAAAGATGTGCTGATGCACAATGGCAGCGAGTTCGAGCCGACTCCTAATTTTGCCCGCACCGATCAGGCGCAAGAATATACCAAGGCCCAGAACTTTAACTCCACTGTGTTGACGGGGTTGGGAGCCGATCTGGTTACTAATGGCGGGTTCGCAACCGATACCGATTGGTCTAAAGGTACGGGATGGACCATTGCATCAAATGTGGCAAGCTCGGACGGGACTCAGGCTGGGAACGCTGATTTAACGCAGGCTATATCGATTACAAATGGCAATACATATGAAGTTACTTTCACCGTTTCCAATTATTCCGCTGGCAATATAAGACCAGTCGTTGGCAATACTGAGGGAACGAATCGGGCCGCGAACGGCACTTTTACAGAGCAGATAGTAGCAGCTGGTGGCACTGATTTAGATATGCGCGCCGACCTTGATTTCATAGGCGATATCGATGACGTAATCGTTAAAGAGGTAAATATTGCATGGAACGCCGAAGATAACCAAGTTACCGAGGTTACCCTTGATAGCGATTTGATTTT